TAGTAAAGAGGAGCATTTTAAAAACTATGCTAAAGAAACAGACAAAAACAAAAAAATTGAGATGTTAAGACAAGCGGCTCAAGAAGGGTGGATATAATTATATGGATATTGCACAAATTAATTTTCCAATTAATGACAATGACGGCGCTAAGTTAATGGCGCCGTTGTTAATTCAAAAAGAGTTATGCGCTGAGTTTGGCGGGTGTACAGCCTATGACGGCGCCGGCTCATGGGTCAGTAATGATGGTAAGTTATACGCTGAGCCAGTTAAGATAATACAAACAGCCTTTAAAAATAACTATAAGAATAGATTGTTTTTGAAAAACTTAGTTAAGAAATACGGCAAACTATCCAAACAAGAAGCCGTTTATCTTGCTATTAATAACAATGCTGATATAATTAATATTAAGTAACACTGATGAGCTATTACTTAGCGAAACTGAGCGGCGCCTTACTTTGCCGCTTAGTCTGTTACATAAGTAACTACAAACAAACAAAGGATAATACAATATGCAAAAACACTATTTAAGAACTACAAAAAACCTTTATAGTTGCACTGACAACGGTGTAACTGTTTATTACTCATACGTCACACCAGTGGCAATTAAAGACCCATTTGGCGTGTTACATGTGAGCGCTAATATATGGAGCTCTACAACTGGTAAACACTTAACATGGATTGACGGCGGGAGCGCTGAGGCGAAAAAACGTAGACTTGCACACGCTGACTTTAAAAAGTTAATGAATATCTACGGCGTAGAGCGTGAGTACTGGCTTAATTCAGGCTTTGTCAGACCTAAAACTGACACGGTGCCGGACATCATTAAGTTTGATGAGCAGTTACCGGACAGCCTGCAATTGTTAAAAATATAATCATGGATTTGTCAGAACTTGAAGGCGTCACTATTCAAAAAAATGTAGCCCTGAGCATTATTAAGGCGCATGGCTGTGAATGTGAGCTTAGCGACTTTTATAAAAACTTAGGAAACAAACAAACCTATTCGGCTATAAAACTATATCACTGGTTAGGTTATTAATAATAAACAGAGCGAAACAGCCCGCCATACGTGCGGGTTGTCTCATGGTTAAGCCATGACTGATGAGCTCAGTAAGTTCAAACAACCAAACATAGGAGCGTAGCAATATGAATATGCTATTTAAAATAATATATAACTATCTACACAAAAAAATGCTCGCTGATGAGCAAGCTTTTAGAAATAAAAGACTAGCCGTGAGAATGAAGTTAAACAACGGTTACAGCAAGGCGGGTCACTAATGCCTAATATCGTTGTATCTAACTTTATTAATGAGCGTTGGGTTGACCGGCTGTACCAAAATTTTAATAAGTCAGTATACTTGTTAAAACCTGATGGAACTGTTGACCCTTGCAGAGTAAAAAAGGTAAAATCAAAATACTATTTAACCAGTACGGGTAAATGGTTTAATAGTTCCGGCATGCGTATAGATGAGCCCGCCGGTCTTGATAAACGAGCGGAGCTTAGCAAGTTTCACTCTGAGCTTGAGAAAGCTGAGATTGACGCTAAGTTTCAAAAACTAAAACAAACAATAACAAAAGGACATTAATATGTACATAGATGCGTATAGTATAAAAGTAACTGGTAGTCAGTATAATCGTAAAGCTAAAAAAACAGATAAAAATGTTAAAAAAGTAGAAGTAAACAGTGTTGACTGTATTTCTTTAAGAGAGTTTACACATTTACTTCAAGAGTTTAAACATACACACGATTGTACTGACGTTATTATAAACGTTGAATTAAAACAACACCAATACGAAGAGTAACACTGATGAGCCTATTATGCGTGGTAAGTGAATACCACGTGGCGAAACTAGAGCCGGTACTAGCCGGCTTTAGTCTGTTACAATTTAACCAAACAAAGGAGCTAACAACATGATTGAACTAATACTCGAACTACCGTTTGAAGGTCACGTATTAATATTAGGTAGTATAATAAGCGGTTTAATATTTATACTAAAAGAACCTAAGAAGGAGCCTAGCATTAACCCGTTTGAACAAACAACACAACTAACTGACAAACAAATCAAAGCACTCGAGGAGCACAATGACAGATAAAGAACAAATACAACATCTAATAGATAAAAATAACAAGTTAGAAGCTGAGCTTATTGTCTTAAAAACTAAAGCAACAGGTTGGTTTGAGGATATAGCGGAGCTTCGTAATACATTAACTATACGTAATACTGAGCTTGCAAGTTATAAACAAACTAAAATAGATTGGGAGCTTAAAAAGAAAATCATATTGTTTTTACAAAAAACACAATCTGTTGAAGCGTATGACGCAATGACACCAAACCAAATAGCACACAGAGCGGCGCAATTTATAGAGAATATACTTAACTCAAAATTGCCACCAAAGCTTGCTATTCCGCTTGAGTTACAAGTTACTACTAGGGAACCCGACTAAGGTTCCCATAGTAGATATTATAAACATAACCCACTGATAATTATAGGAGTTAGACATATGGCACGATTAATTGAGAGCATGCCTACTTACAAAGACGAGTTGGCACATGAAAAAGAGATGAAGAGTTTAGGTTCTAATAGAACTAATAAACGTTTACAATCTCACATAGAGAGAGAAGAAGAAAGTGTTACCAGTTACGGTAAAGTAATGGTAGCAAACACGATAAGACCTTTAGCAATGGCTATTGCTGAATGGACACAAGAACAATCTAAAAAGACAATAGGCAAACCTTCTATTGCCTTCTTAAAGATGTGTGAAGTTGAGCCTGAGATATTGGCATTAATTACTGGTAAACACATCATAAATACAATCACACAACAAAAACCATTAACGGCAACGTGTATATCATTGGGTGGTAAAGTTGAGACTGAGATTAGTCTTAAAAACTTTAAACATCTAAACCCTGACTTATATCAAACTGTCAAACAAGACTTAGATAAGCGTAGTTTTAATTATACTTATAAACGTAGAAAACTAAGAGAGAGTGCTAAACGTGATGAGATAATGAAATGGGAAGAGTGGACAACACCTGTTAAATTACACGTAGGACTTCGATTAGTTGAGCTTATGATTTATTCTACAGGCATGATTGAAATAGGCACTGAGACTGTTAAACATAAAAAAGCAAAAGTAATAAAACAAACTGATAAAACTAGAGAATGGATTAAAAGTAGAAATAGTTTTAATGAATTACTTAATCCTGAGTATTTGCCGACTGTCATGGCTCCAAAATTATGGACGTCAGTAGTTGGTGGCGGTTATTGGACAAAAGAGTTACCTGAACTTGAGCTTGTTAAACAAAAAAACAAGAAATACAAAAAGGAACTTGAAAACTTTGACATGCCTGAAGTGTATGATGCTGTCAATACAATGCAAGCAACACCATTTAAGATTAATAATTTTATCTTAAAAGTTATGCAAGAAGCGTGGGACAAAGGATTAGCTGTTGGTGGTTTACCACCTAGTACTAATTATGATATTCCAAACAAACCGCATGACATTGAAACTAATGTTGACAGTAGAAGAGAATGGAAGAAGAGAGCTGTAATGGCTCACACTGAAAATGCTAGAATGTTTTCTAAACGTTTGTTGTATGCTAAAATTATACATCTTGCACAAAAGTTTAAAGATTATGAAACTATGTATTTTCCATTGCAATTAGATTTTAGAGGTAGAGCGTATGCAGTGCCTGCGTTTCTTAACTATCAATCTATTGGTGGTGCTAAAGCTTTATTATCTTTTTCACATGGCAAACCAATCACAAAAGAAAACAAAGGTGATTATTGGTTGGCTATACATGGTGCTAATCAATACGGTGAAGATAAAATATCTTTTGCTGACCGTGTTAAATGGACTAAAGATAATGAGAGTTGGATTATTGATTGTGGTACTGACCCAATGTTACATAGACAATGGGAAAAGGCATCTAACCCGTTTCAATTCTTATCATTTTGTGATGAGTGGAAACGATTTAAAGAACAAGGATATGGATTTGTCTCAAGTATTCCTGTAAACGTAGATGGTTCTTGTAACGGTCTACAAATTTATTCTTTAATGTTAAGAGACGAAAAAGCAGGTAAGCTTGTTAATTGTTTACCTAGTAAAACACCGCAAGACATTTATCAATTAGTGGCAGATGCTGTTAATGATAAATTAAAACTTGATGCAAAAGAAAACAAACCTTTTGCTCAGTTGTGGTTAGACTACGGAGTTAAGCGTTCAACTACTAAAAGAAGTATTATGACTATCTGTTATGGTTCAACTAGATATTCATGTACTGACTTTGTAATTGAAGACTTAACAAAACGTAAAGACAAAGGAGAAAACCATCCATTTACAGATGAGATATTCAAACCGGCTAGTTATTTAGCAAGTGTCATATGGGACAGTATCGGTGATAATTTGAAGTCTGCTAGAATTGGTATGGATTATCTACAAACAATCGCACGTATAGTTGCGAAACAACAACTACCAGTGCACTGGGTTACGCCTGTTGGCTTTCCAGTGTATCAGTCATATCCTGAGATGAAGTCTAAAAGAGTTAAGGCTATGTTGATGGGTGAAGTTATTAAGCCTCGTATAAATACTGAGACTGACCTAACTGACAAATTACGAATGGTTAATGGAGTAGCACCTAACGTAGTTCACTCGGTAGATAGTGCCGCTATGATGAGTACAGTTAATATTGCATACAAAAATGGTATCACTAATTTCTGTAATGTACATGATAGTTTTGGTACAACAGCAGGTGATGTTGAAACACTTAATAAATCTATTAGAGAAGCATTTATTAAAATGTTTACTGAACATGATATTCTTAATAATTTTAGAAATGATGTTCTTAAACAACTACCTGAAGAGCTACACGATAAATTACCTGAAGTTCCCGCCAAAGGTGATTTAGATATTCAACAACTGCGGGACAGTGAGTTCTTTTTTGCGTAGCATTAAAGTACCCATAGTAGAATGGAGAAACACATATGAAAAATAATTATGTTAAGATTGTAAGTCCTGAAGGCGTGTCACAGTATGCATGGTTGACAAAACCAGATACTAAGTTTGACAAAGATGGACATTACAAAGTAAATCTTGTAGTGCCTACTGACAAGGCTTCTTCATTGATTAAACAGATTGATGAAGAAATTAAAAAGAGCGTAGAGATTGCCAAAGAAAAAAATAAAGGCAAGGCTGTAAAACAAGCAAACGCTCCGTATGAAGAAGAGCTTGATAGTGAAGGTAAGCCTACTGGCAATACTATTTTCAAGTTCAAAAGAAAAGCACAAATAATATCTGCTGATGGTAAAGTCATTCCATTTAAAGTAGCATTATTTGATAGCTCCGGTAAACCTCTAGTTGATGCTAACGTTTGGTCTGGAAGTGAGATGAAAGTTAGTGCAGAGTTAGTACACTGGTTCACTGCAATGGCAGGTGCAGGCGTAAGTCTGAGATTAAGAGCAGTACAAATAACTAAGCTAGTTGAAGGTGGTGCCGGCAATGCTGAAGGCTACGGCTTTGATAAAGTAGAAGGTGGCTATACAGCAACAGAAAGTGTGAACAATGTGGTACAAGAAGAAACCGCAGAAGCTGACTTCTAATCAAGTTGGTTTAAAGTATGGGTTTAGGTCAGGCTTAGAAGAAGCAATTGCTTCTGAGCTTGACACTAAAAAGATTGAGTACAAGTTTGAAGAAACTAAACTTAATTATACTAAACCCCAAAAAGTTCACACTTATACCCCTGACTTTTATCTAACTGGGTCTGACATTTACATTGAAACTAAAGGTTACTTTACTTCTCAAGACCGTCAGAAAATGCGTCTTATAAAAGAACAGCATCCTCAGTTAGATATTAGATTTATATTTTCTAATTCAAAAACAAGAATAAGTAAAAAATCAAAAACAACATATGGCATGTGGTGTGATAAGTATGGATTTAAATACGCAGACAAACATGTTCCAACGGAGTGGTTATGAGTAACATAAGAAAAGAAACAAAGTACATTGTTGTTCACTCAAGTAATACAAATCCAAAACAAAATTTAGATGTTAAAGATTTAGACAAGCAACATAGAAAAGAGGGTTTATTCTCATGTGCGTTTCATAAGATAATCAAAAGAGACGGTTCTATTCAGGATGGTCGTGATATTATGATAGCAGGCGCACACATTGAAACAGATGTTAACTTGTCTAATAAAAATTCTATCGGCATTTGTCTAATTGGCGGACAACATGTTGATGGACAGCCTGATTGTAATTTTACTTTCAAACAATACGAGAGTTTAGTTAAGCTCGTAGATGTTTTAAAAGACAGTTATGGTGAGGTTGAAATTGTTGGTCATAGAGATATGACTGGCTCCTCATGTCCGCAGTTTGATGTAAAAGAATTGCTGACATAGTTTGTTTGTGCCTACTGGGTAGAAATATCCAGTAGGTTTTTATTAACCCAAATATTAAGGCAAAAAATTTTATGGAAAATACTGATAGTACGTTTTTATATCATTCAGCATGTGATGAGTGTGGCTCTTCAGATGCTAATTCGGTATATGATGATGGACATACTTATTGTTTTTCATGCAACACACACAAACAAGGAGAAAAAGAAATGCAAACAAACGTAAAAGAAAAATGTAAAGATTTTATCACAGGTACTGTATCTGCTTTAAGCAAAAGAAACATTGACTTTGATACAGCACAAAAATTTAACTATCAAACAGGTGCATGGTTTGGAAGACCATGTCAAATTGCAAACTACTATGATAAAGATAAACAATTAGTAGCACAAAAATTAAGATACCCTGATAAAACATTTCAGTGGTTAGGTGACGCAAAGAAAGCAACACTATTTGGACAGCATCTCTGGAGAGAAGGTGGAAGAATGTGTATTGTTACAGAAGGTGAACTAGATGCCTTATCAATTTCCAGAACTAATCAAAATAAATTTCCCGTAGTAAGTATTAAGACAGGTGCACAAGGCGCTAAAAAAGATATACAAAAAGAACTCGAATGGTTAGAAAAATTTGAGAGTGTGGTACTTTGTTTTGACCAAGATGAGCACGGAGAAAAAGCGGCTATTGAGTGTGCAAAATTATTCACACCAAACAAAGCTAAGATTTGTACAATGCCATTAAAAGATGCAAACGAAATGTTACTTGCAAACAAAGTAAGAGAATTAACTGATTGCATATGGTCAAGTAAACCATACAGACCAGATGGTATTGTAGTTGGTAAAGACTTATGGACTGAAATACAAAAAGAAGATAATTATGTAACAGTTCCATATCCATTTGAATGTTTAAATATTAAAACACATGGACTACGTAAAGGTGAGCTTGTTACTATCACTGCCGGAAGTGGTGTTGGTAAGTCTAGTTTCTGTAGACATGTAGCATTAAACTTATTAAAAAATAATTACACCGTAGGTTACATTGCATTAGAAGAAAGTATTAAACGTAGTGCACTTGGTATCATGGGTGTTGAATTACAAAAACCATTACACTTAACAAGAGAGGGTATCAGTGAAGAAGACTTACTTAAGACGTTTAACAATACTGTGGGCAGTGGCAACTTTTATCTTTATAATCATTTTGGCTCAACAATTGCAGATAACTTGCTCTCTAAAATAAGATACATGGCTAAAGCTTGTAATGTAGATTATGTAATACTTGACCATTTACACATGGCATTGTCTGCATTAGGAGATGCAAATACAAATGATGAACGTAAACTTATAGATTATTTTGTTTCTAAACTTAGAACGTTAGTAGAAGAAACTGGTATTGGTTTAATATTAGTCTCACATTTATCACGAACTAAAGATGGTAACAAAGGATATGAAGATGGTGTGCAAGTATCTATGAATAGTCTTAGAGGCAGTCAAAGTATTGCTCAGTTAAGTGACATGGTGTTAGCCTTGTCCAGAGACTTACAGGCTGAAGATAATATTGCACAAGTAAATGTTTTAAAAAATAGATTTAGTGGTGAAACCGGCAAAGCTTGCAGTTTAAGATATGACTTAGACACTGGTTGTTTAACTGAAGTACAAGCGGAGACGGTTAATGACTTCTAAACTTAAGACTAGAAAAATGAAAACGATTGCTACAAAAGATACTGTATCATGGACGTTCTATGTTTTGTCTGCTGTTAAAAAAGCAAAACAAAGTTCAACGCCTGTAATTTTAGATGTAGGAAAAGAAAGTTCTGCTTCTTTATTACAAGATGCGTTGATGGCGTTGGCTATGAATGGCGAAGATGCGGCATGGAACGTTGATATTAAACTACACAAACACATACATTAATTATGAAACTACCTAAAATAACTAAGAAGACACTAGACGCTAAATTTATTTTATGTCACTGGCTTGATATAAATTCAGACGCTTCATGGATGTCATTAGAAAAAGCAAAAGTAAGTACACCAACTATTTGTGTAAGTACTGGTTGGTTAATAAGACAAGATAAGAATGTACATATTTTGTGTGCTGATATTAACTTTGAAGATGATGGTACATTAGGTGACGTTGGTAACGTAACTGTTATACCAACTATTAATGTAATTAAAAAGAAAGTATTAAAATTATGAGATACGTATTTGATATAGAGACAGATGGATTTTTTGATGTTTGTACTAAAATACATTGCTTAGTACTAAAAGATGTAGACACTAATAAGTTTTTATCTTTGTCAGTAGATGAGGCATTAGATAAATTATCT